AGAGGTAATGAATAAGGCAACTGCTATTGCTTTTAAGATTCCAACTAATGCTTCAGTAGCGTTTCCAGTTGGTACAGCAATTACAGTATTAAACATAGGCGTAGGCGATTGCACAATTAGCGCAGTAACTAGCGGTACTACAACTATTCTAAGTGCTGGCGCTGTTCCTGCTTCTCCAGTATTAGGTCAATACAAAACAGCAGTTTGCATTAAGACTGCAACAGACACTTGGTATGTGGTAGGCGGAATTGCTTAATACAATCCTTGGCAGTTTTTCTAGCGGTGTGGCGGCTTCCACAAATAGTTATGAATCTATTGCTACTGTAACTGTTGGCTCAGGTGGTAGTGCTAGTATTTCTTTTACTTCAATACCATCTACTTATTCACATTTACAAATCAGAGGTATTGCTAGAACTGCCCGCAGCGCACAGGTTGGCGACCCGTTACTGTTTACTTTTAATTCAGATTCAGCAAGCAATTACAATTACCATTATTTACAAGGTGATGGTTCAGGTGTAAGTGTTGGCGCATCAACATCACAGAATAATTTTTGGATGTATAGAGCAAGCGGCGCAGGTGCAACGGCTAGCGTGTTCGGTGCTATTGTAGTTGATATTTTAGATTACAAAGATACAAATAAATTCAAAACTGTTAGAGGTTTGGGTGGAGTAGATAACAATGGCGGTGGCGATATTTCACTTAGTTCTGCCGCTTGGCGTTCAACTTCTGCTATTACATCCATAACTATTGTTAATTTTAGTGCTACAAATTTTCAACAATACTCAACCTTCGCCCTATACGGAATTAAAGGTGCATTATGACAGCAACCTATGAAAAGATAGCAAGCACTACCACTACTGGTTCTGCAACTACTGTTACCTTTAGCACCATACCTGCTACCTATACTGATTTAGTTTTAATATCAAATGCAGGTGCTGTAGTTAATGGTGCTGATTTAAGAATGAGAATTAACGGCGATACTGGAAATAATTATTCAGATACTATTTTGTATGGTTCAGGTTCTGCTGCTGGTTCTGCTAGGTTATCTAATCAAAGCCGTTTTACTTTAACTTATTATGGTACTTTGCCTAGCGGTTCAACTAGTAGAGCAACAATAATAACTCAAATTATGAATTATTCCAATTCAACTACATATAAAACTTGCTTGACTAGAGCGAACAATGCAGCATCAGGTACAGATGCATTAGTTCATTTATGGAGAAATACAAATGCTATTACTTCAATTAGTTTATTAGAACTAGGTTTAAGTGGTTTTACAGATGGCTCAACTTTCACCCTTTACGGAATTAAGGCGGAATAATGGCAACTACATATACTTTAATTTCATCTGTAACAGTAGGGTCAGGTGGTGCGGCTAATATAGAGTTCACTTCTATACCTGCTACTTATACTGATTTACTATTCAAAATATCAGGTAGATTTTCAGTGGATTCTGCCTCTGCATTTTTAAGATATAACGGCACTACTACTAATGGTAGTTCAAGATGGTTAGAAGGTAGTGGTTCATCTGCAAGTTCTAGTAATGATGGTTCTAATCAATATGGTCCAGTTCACGGCATTGTGAACTCAACTAAAACTGCAAGCACATTTGGTAACGCAGAGATTTACATACCTAACTATACTAGCGGTAATAATAAATCATCCAGCAGTGATGGTGTAACTGAAAATAATGGTACGGCGACTACTATGGCTTTAGGTGCAAACCTTTGGTCTAATAGTGCTGCAATTACTTCTATTCAAATTGTGCCAGCAGCAGGTGGTAATTTTGAACAATACTCAACCGCTTATCTATATGGAATATCTAACGCATAAGGAGAAATGATGACTAACAAAATCGTAGTAAATTGCTCAACAGGTGAGGTGCAAGAGATTGCATTAACCGAGGTAGAGATCGCAGAGCGTGAGGCTATGGCTGCAGAGTATGCAGCACAAAAGGCTCAAGAGGAATTAGACAAGGCTGCTAAGGCTGAGGCTAAAGCAGAGTTATTAGATCGCCTAGGCATTACTGAAGACGAAGCAAAACTACTTCTAGGCTAATGAAACCTTGGCTCAGTAAAGCGGCAACTCAATTTAGAGATCAGGTCAATAATTCTTACCCAGATCGTATCAAGCGCTTGGATGGGTGGATTGGTGATCTGCGTCACCAGTCTAGAATTAGTCAGCACAATCCCAACAAACTGGGAGAAGTCTGCGCATTGGACATTGACGCTCGCTTATCTGAAGAACAAGGAATTGCAATCTATTTGGCAGATCAAATACGACTTGCAGCAAAACAAGGTGATAGACGCATACTTTATATAATCTTTATGGGCAAGATTTGTTCTGCTAAATCCTTTTGGCGTTGGGTCAAGTATCGCGGGTTGAATCCTCATAACAAACATTTACATATTTCTTTTAAAGAAAACCAAAATGGCAAACCTTTTAACATACCACTACTAGGGGGAACAGATGAAGTTATCAAAAAAGCATAAGGCTGCAATCAAGTCTTATTTAAGAGCAGTAGTAGCCTCTGGCATTACTGTTGCCTTAGCAATAGTGGCAGACATACACCCTGCCTATGCAACATTATTAGGTGCAGTTGTAGCACCGATAGCAAAAGCCGTTGACCCTTCCTCTGGTAAAGAGGTTGACTACGGAATCAATGCGAAATAATGGATGCAGCAAGTTGGGCTGGCTTAGCCGCCGCCGTCTCCGCCGTCTTAACAAGTTTCTTTTTGGGTCTGCGTTATCTTATTAAAGGTTGGCTCTGGACTCTCACACCCAATAGCGGTTCAAGCCTTGCAGATCGGTTAGCAAGAATAGAAACACGCCAAGAGGAATTACTAAGGATTGTCACCGAACGAAAGTAGAATTTACTTATGGCTCAAAAGAAAAAGCGAAAGATAACACGCCGTAAAGGTAAGTTCAAACACGAGGAAGTTTTAACTCGGTTAGACGCTTACACAATCAGCGTTCGTGAGTATTACTTGAGCCTACGGCGAGCAGGTTTCCCAGTAGATCAGGCACTTGGTATGTGCGATAGAAACACATTTCCAGATTGGTTAATCCCAACCAGCCCTGAATTTGACCCTGTTAACCCAGACCATGACCCCTACGAAGATGAGGACTAATTGAAAAGAATCGCTTTTGTAAGTGATCTTCAAGTACCTTTTTTTAACGAACAGCAAGTAAAGACAGTTGGCAAGTTCTTAGCCAAATGGAATCCTCACCAGACTATTTGTATTGGTGATGAAATAGATTTACCCCAACTTGGGGGTTTCAATGCTGGCACTATTGATGAGATGGTGGGCAACATAAATGATGACAGAAAACAAACCCAAGAGGTCTTAACCTATCTTGGCGTAACAGATGTACTAGGAAGTAACCATGGAATCAGACTTTATAGATCAATCAAGAAAAGACTTCCCTCTTTCCTCAACCTACCCGAAATGCAGTATGAGCGTTTTATGGGATATGATAAACTCAAGATCAAATTCCACCCTTACGGGCTTGACTGGGCATACGGTTGGACGGCAGTTCATGGAGACGCTTTCCCTCTTAGCCAAGTTCCTGGGCAAACAGCCTTAAATGGGGCTAGAAGGCTAGGAAAGAGCGTGGTGTGTGGTCACACCCATAGACTAGGGGTTTCAGCCTTTACAGAGGCTTCTAGAGGGCAATTAGGGCGTACTGTATGGGGCGTTGAGGTTGGTAATTTAGTAGATTTAAGTTCTTCAGGCATGGCATACACCCGAGGCTATGCAAACTGGCAATCAGGCTTCGCCGTTGCCTATGTCAAAGACCGTAAAGTTCAGGTAATTACCGTACCTGTCAACCAAGATGGTTCGTTTATATTTGAAGGTAAATTGTATGGGTAAGCAAACAGATTACGAGCCTAGAGACATTGATGAGCAGATTGATGCTTTTGACTCTCTAGGCTTATTGTAACAAAACCGTTATACAACACACCATAACAAGAATTGATATTTAGGCTGTCATAGCCGACCCTTATCCTAACCAACGGAAAGGGTTACAAATGAAAAATGCAGGACTATGGACAGTAGCAGGTATGTTTACTGCGCTCGCTTTAGCCATGATTTATGAGGCTATTAAAGAGCATCACTACGAGCAGGGATTTTGGGCAGGGCGTTCCTCAGGTTGGAAAGCCAGTTTAGAACACCAACAAAAACTACAACGCATGAAGTCAAGGGCGGTTTTTGACTATGAAAAAAACTGAGGACTTGTTAGATGAAGTGCGGATTACTCTGTCGGACAGAGGTCATATCTACGGTAACGCGTCTCTCAATCACCGCCGTATATCCGAACTATGGTCGGGTTACTTTGACAGTTACATTTCGCCAGAGCAAGTTGCAATGTGCATGTTACTCGTCAAGGTATCAAGACTCTCGCAAACCAGTGACCATGAGGATTCCCTAAAAGATTTATTGGGCTACGGTTTGATATATCATCAAATTGTTAGAGAAATGAGAGGTGAGGAAGATGGCATTTAATATCAATGACTATGAGACGGTTGAGGTGAGGCTTGGAAGGTATATTAGTGAGTATCCTGATTTTATGGTTCATACTGAACTGCTGGAAAGTACTGAAAAACGCTTTATCGTACTTGCCAAGATTTATAGAACATGCGTGGATAGCCAGCCGTTTGCTACTGGGCTTGCTTATGAAACCATTACTGATCGCGGTGTCAATCAGACTTCTGCATTGGAGAACTGCGAGACTTCTGCGATTGGCAGGGCGCTCGCTAACGCAGGTTACGCCGCTAAAGGAAAGCGACCATCTCAAAGCGAAATGGCTAAAGTCATTGCAGCAGAAACTGAACCCAAGAGTTTTAAAGAAAAGTTAGAGTCTAGGCAAAACCTTTATGGTAAGTCTGGTAACTCAGCAATTATTGAGACTGCACTTAGAACTGCTTTTGAGGAAGATAGGAAAGAACCAGAGCAGATTGCTTGGTCTATTGGTGATGCTATTGATGCAATAGGCACTTCAACACCTAAAGAGCCGCCTGCGTGTGAGCATGGTCACATACTTAAACAGGGCATCTCAAAGGGAAAGGGCAAGCCCTACTATGGGTATGTCTGTAAAAAGGGTGTAACCGAACACGCTAAGTGGGCTAAGAGTACTGCTAATGGGCATTGGTACTTTGAGGAAGATACGGTGCAATAGTGGGATACATAGCCTTTATTAACGGTTCTGGTTGGACTGTTGAATTAGATGATGATGGCGCTCACATAATCAAATCTGAAAGGCATTGCGAAATGTGCGGTGATGACAGAGTGTTTAAAGATGGCACTTGCTTTGTTTGCTCAGAGTTAATGAACAGGGTTGACAAAGACGACAATGCCTAAATATGATTTCAAATGCGAGCCATGTGATCTAGAGACAGAACTCGTGCTTGCTGTTAGTTCGCAAACGCCTCATTGCACTATATGTGGGGGAACTTTGAAGCGTTTGTGGACTTCAGTACCAATACATTTTAAAGGCAGAGGTTGGGGTTCTAAGCCTTGAGCCAACATAGGAAACATAGAGGGTATAGAACTCAAAAGGTAGTAGCAGAGTATTTAAAGACTTGGTATCCGTTCGCCGAGTCAACTGGGGCAGGGCGCCAAGGTAGCGACATCCTTGGCGTTCCTTTTGACATAGAGGTTAAGGCTGTAACAAAGTTTAGCCCTTTAGCGTGGATTAAACAGATAAAAGAGCGTAAATCAGATAAACTTTCGTTCATAGTATTGCGCTGCAATGGGCAGGGCGAGAAGGTTGAGGACTATGTGGTCTTGCTACCAATGGCTAAGTTTATGGAGTTAATCAATGACTGAGCCTATTCGGTGTGCTTGCGGTTCTTGGACTTATGATAAAGAGAACTGTAAGGTATGCGAAAAGATCAATGCCCTGAGTGTTTAAAGTACAACACTAATACAATCCAATATAACAAAGACTACTTCCATCAGTGTAGTGACTGCGGTCATGAGTGGAGTGAGGGTTATGGCTGACAATGGCTATTCAGATACTTGGCTAGATGAGGATGACTTTAGGTATAGTTGCAAAATAGTTATTGTGAGGTAAATCACATCTCACATAATGAGACGAAGGGTAAATCTATGCGTAAGAGACTTGACAAGGTCAGTATGCTTCAAGCAAGCGAAGCGCCTAAAAGCGCTAACGCGAGCCGCATAAGCGGATTGCTCGCGAGTTCGTGGCTTGTAGCATTAGGGGTAGCCCTTTGCTTAATTAGCATTAAGGCGTATGAGAAAAAGATTGATTCCGTAAATGACAAAGATATAATACAAATAAGCGTACAAACATATACTGCTCAACAGATTAAAAGCGGTAGGCAATATAGTTGTATATCTAAGTTATATGGTAAAGAAAGTGCATGGAAGACTGAAGCAGTAGGTAACCTAGGTGGTACTCACCAGACCTATGGCATACCACAATTAAAGAATAAGTTAATGATTGGTCTTGATGCTTATACTCAAATAGATTATGGATTAAAATATATAAAGCATAGATATAAGTTAGATGATAAAGGTTATATCAATGCATGTGCAGCATGGGAACACTTTAAGACTAAGGGATGGCATTGAGTAAGAGCGCTTTAGGTTCAGGTAAGTGGAAGTTAATACGGTTGCGTGTATTGGCTAGAGATGGTTGGGTGTGTACCTACTGCCACAAAGACCTCAAGGGTGCAGATGCAACAGTAGATCACATAACAAGTCGCAAGGTTGGTGGTGACCTGTTTGATATGGAGAACCTAACCTCAGCGTGTAAGTCGTGTAATTCACGCAAGGGCAGCCGTTTTTTTAGGAGTGGTTCTAC